TTTGCCTCGGCCAGCGTTACCGGCTCTTCGCTTGCGCCTGCCGTTCGCGTCAGACTGTATTTCATTGTCATTTGCTTCAGCCATACCGCTCTGGACAAGTGTTGCGGCTACTCCGCCGGTCAAGGTCTTGAAGACGTGGCCTGGCGGAAAACCAAGCCACGTCTTTTTCAGTACAACTCGCATGACTAGCTAGCTGCCAATTGAACGCCGATCAGAGGTCCGCCGACGCTGGAACTACCGACCTCATGGACGGTGATGGCCGATCGCGACGTGGCTTGGATGCCGATCTGGTCGGAGGCGGCGTAAAGCTCATTGAGCACCTTGACGTTCAGGTCGCGGCGGGAGCCCATGGTCGCGGCCAAAGACAAGTCGCCGTAGTAGGCAACCAGGCTTGAAGCGGCAGCACTTGAGTCCGGCAGCACCTGGGTAAACACAACGGGCGAACCCAAGAATCGCGGCTGAGTGCCATTGGCGATGTCGGCAGCAGTGTTACCACCGGCAGCCGTCATCAAAGGTGCCATGCTGTTGTAATAAACGTCGCTGTTCACAAACCAAGCGTTTTGAGCACCTGCGACCTGTAACTGAGCACCCTGGGCAGCGTGATAGCTCGCCAAGGTCAGTTCAGCGACCGTGTCCTGCCCAGTGGCAGCGGTAACTTTCGATCCAGCGGCCAACGCACTGGCGACACCAGTGATGGATCCGTAGGTTCCGGTTCCGTCACCGATGAAACCATTGGTATCCTCGGCAACTGCGATTGCGTAGGCAATTTCCTCGGCCAGAAGCGCGGACATCGAGATGACCGAGTCTTCGTTAAGCTCGGTGCTCATCAAACTGATGGTCGCGTATTTGACGGCTGAGAGGGAAGCCTGGGCAAACGTCAGGTCGCTCGCGGTAATGCTCGCGCCTTCGCCGGGATAATAAACGGTCAGTCCAGCGGTGCGCCTCGGAACGGCCAGCGTGTCGCTGCTCATCGGGACCACTCGGGCGTACTGACGAAACACGCCAGCAGACTCGACCAGTCGCACGATTTCTGCGGCGAGCGGATCGGGCACCAAGAAACCGCCAGCTGAATTCGTTCCCTCGCTCATCGCATTGGAGACGCTCGGAGCCATGTCGGCCAGCTTGTTTTTGGCCCAGTTGTTGCCGACCAGGGCAGCAAGCCAAAGACCGCTCACGTAGCCAGATTTCGCATCGCTGTTGAAAGCCTTGCGATTGCTGGGACGAATGACAGACGCCGGAACTCGAACGCTTGCAAAGGGGTCGATTGCCTCGGGTGCGGCACCTGGAACAGACACCTCGCCGCTGGAAATGCGTGCTTTCAGGCTGTTCTTTTCGATACTGTCAAGTCGCTCAGTGCGTTCGATGTTGCTGGCGTTGCGGACCAACTTCTTTTCAAGAATGTCGTCGATTTCAGCCTGCTCGTCGCTGCTGAGTTCGCGATCTTCGTTTTTGGCGTTTTGGACGATCGCCTCGGTGCGTGCGATCAATTCTGCTCGTTCTTCGCGATAATCGCGTAAGGTCATAAAACTCATTTTGGTAACTCTCTGCTTTGCCAGACGGCAGGAGATACCAACGAAAAAAGCGGCATGACCTACCGACTAGCGCATGGATTTGTTGGGACAAAAACATCGCTAGACAGTGAGTCACGCCGCTTATGAGCGAGCACGACACTCACAAAATCTGTTCGATAATTTGGAATCTAGGAAACGCCGCAGCGTTGTCAAGCTTTTTGGTCAGAAATCTTTTGGAGAAACAAGCGATGTTCCGCCGCAATTCGTTTTTTCGCAATGACGTGTGAACTTTTTGCGTAGCTTTTCTTGCGTTTTTTATTTTCGATTATTTCGTCAACGTAGCCCAATTCGTACGCTTCGCTCGCAGACATCAGCGTTCCGAGGACACCTTTGTCGTCGCCTTCCATCTGATCTCGGATCAAATCTCGCGACTGTCCGGTTCTCGCTTGGTAGATGTCGACCAGGTGCTCATCGATTGTCTCAAGGTACGCAGCAATTGCTCGCATCCCGTGCGAGTTTCCCGCGTACACAACATGTGCTTGGTGAATTCCCAGGTCTGCTGCCTCATGAATTGCGATTTCGTCACCAGCCATTGCAACAAAACTCGCCGACGAATAAGCCTGACCAACAATTTCGACTCTGACCTGCCCAGCGTGCGATTTGAGCGCGTTGTACATCGTCAGACCGTCGTATACGCTTCCCCCTGGAGAATTGATCACGACACGCACGTCGCGTTCTGCGTTCATTCGCAGAAACGAGACGACCTCTTGTGCGGTAACCCCCTCTTCCATCCAGTCCTCGCCGATCTGCTCAAGAATGTACAGATCCGCCGTTTCATCAGGATCACTCAAATTGCTGATAGCAAATCCGAATCCTGGTTGCATGCCGCTTTGGGCTTTGAGTTCAGATGGTGCGTTCTTGACATCAAACATTGGTTAGTTCCCCTTTTAGAATTTCCTGTGCGAGATTTTGGGCGCGGCTGGGCCATTTTTCGACCACTTCGGCAACTGCATCGGCCAGACCGTCGATCGTGACCGAACCGGCAATTTCGAGAAGTTCCTGTTTCGATTGCTCGCAATGCCGCGTGCCGATTTCTCGGGATCCGCCCAAATTCTCGCAAGCGTTTTCCATGGTTTTCAGCCACCGAGAATCGTAAAATCGATCCAGCCAGGAAACGTAATTTCCTGAGTTTCCCGCAGCCCGCAGGACGTGCTCTGCTTCGACTTTGAGCCGATGCTCAAGGTGAGCCACCACTGCGAGCGAATTGGCGTCTACTGGCTCTTCTGGCTCTTGTGCAGGCTCGTCTGTCTCTCCCGGTGATCCTGGCGTGATTGCTGGATTTTCGTATCGATCGCCGCCATCGTACGGGTTAAGGTCGATCTTTTCGCGTGCCTCGTTTGGCGACATAATTCGGTGCGAAATCGCGACTCCGAGAGCTTCGATCGTCGATTTAAAATCAGCCCGCAACAGCGCGGCAGTGTTGAATTTCCAATAATGCGAGTCGGCTCGCTTCTGCCGACCGGAAAGCAGTTTTTCGTCGCATTCCTGCTCAATCCGGACCAGCCAAGGCATTAGGCAATTCGACAGGTAGGCAAGATTTTTTTGTTCCATCGAATTGTAACTGACTGATTCGTCGTCACCCAGGATCGACTCAAGTCCAAAAAGCATCGCAATTTCTTGTCGCTGGAACTTTCTCTGCTCTACCCACTGGGAATCGTTGGCAGAATGCGACACCGTGTGAATTTTCATGTTTTCGCGAAGCAGTCCAACTTTGCCGACGTTGTCGAGTCCTCGGTGCCACGTATTGAAACCGGCGACAAATTCGTCTGCTTGCTTCTGGTCGCGGAACGCGTTTCGGGGAGCTTCCAGCAAAATGCCAGGCTTCGACGAATTGGCAAAATCTTTGTTCGACGCTTTTTCCGCTGCCAACCCCAAACCAATTGCGTTTTTGGCAATCTCAAACAATTGCAATCCTGTGGTGCCGTTTACTCCGATGCCAGGAATGTGCAGCACGTCGTCGTCATCGATTACGAGCGTGCGGACTGTGTAGTCGCCCTCGTAGAGATTGACTCGGTCGTTTTTGTCGAGTGCGACCGTATGCAGTTTTTTGCCGAGTTCGTAAACAGTCGTCGACTGAGTCGGATTGATGATCAGCAATTCGAGCGGTCTGCCCAGACTGTCGCGGATGATCGCCGCTTTGCCGTTACCCCAGATCAAAGCATGGGCCATCAGCGTCTCTTTGAACTGCGCAGCAGTCATATAAGGATTGGGCCTAGTCTTCATTAGCCTGTAAGCCGGATGGGAATACGCTTTAACCGCTCCTCCTTCAGGCAATCGCTGATGCACGCATAACGGCAACTGGGCGACGTGCCCTGAGATTTTGCGAACTGCGTAAAAAACAGGTGGCAGGCTCATCGCACTCATGCCAGTGACGCGCAAGCCGCTGTCACTTTTCACGCTCGTCACGGCGTTCACGAACCAATCAACCGGCTT